CTCCGTTTAAGGGCAAGAACCCATCCACCTGATTTTCACAGGGCTCCGAAGTTAGGAGCAATTGTTAATTTTGGCGGAAGACTCCACCAACCAGCGTGTAGATGCTTATACGATGGTAGCCCGACTGCCCCCTTATAACGAGCGGGTCAGTCGCCTGTTCCGGCGTGTCCTCTGTACCCTCACGGGTATAGGAGGTATACGCGGGTAATACGCGATCACCCGGCAAGCACAATTCACGATAGGCCGTGTTTCTTATAGCCTTCGTTCCTTGTTTGTTGCGAGCCGGAGTGATAACCCAGGTGTCGAACGTATAGCCCGACCAGCCACGCCCTTCGAGGCGTTTCTGCCTTTTGGGATTCGGATCCCAGCTACCTATAAGGTGGCCGTCACCGTATCCATCAGGACCGAAAAGCTTTAAGTGATCCGGAATTTTCTCTCGAATCACGGCAGCTTTGGGAAACTCAAAATGGCGCATGAAAAAATTATGAGCCGATATGAGCGCGTGATATGACAGGCTCTTTATGTAAAGAGGTCGTACAGCAAAACCCATAAACCAATCAGCACCGCAGGATTCCCTAAAGGGACCATCGGCAAAAGTCTTCGATCTATTGAAGACGAAACCAACGGCGCGGAAGACTTCCTCCAGAAGAGGAACAGCTCTCGCATCAATGATGATGTCGTCACCATAAATGGCGACTTTATCATCGATCTGCAGTGTAGCACATACAGCAGTGCTCAAGGCCCAAAAGATAAGGGACTCGAGTTCGAAAGTATATGCATTACCCATACTCGAAAACTTCTCGAGAGTGATAAGTTTATCACCATATTGGACTTTTCCTGTCCGGAAACGCGACAGAAAAGAAAACCAGTCCATGGGTAGGAGATTGGCCACCAGCTCTTTCGAGATAGTGTCGGAAGCAGAGGACAGATCGACTGTCGCATGCCGGCCGTCAAGGCTAGCAACGCGCGCCCAATCACGATTTCTCTGTTGACCGTGTTTCAGGTCGACTCCGACGAACGCTAACCGCGACCTCAAGAATTTTCCTATTCCTTTTTGGGCTAGGGAGTTGAGGATAGGTTCTACGCTAATAGACCTATGCGTTTTAGCATTCTTGGGCACGAAAGTAAGTCTACCCGGGCTCACCTCAATGGGCACAGTCCAGGTGTCCGAAGACGGGTCGTTTGGAAAACGTGCCTCCATCCAACCAGGAAATTCCTCTAGAAAGGAACTTGCACTACTTAACATTTCGCTACTACATGCCAGTGTCGCGTCAAGTTTTCCTCGACTGTTAGACACTCGTGCGTTGACTGTAGTGTTTGCACCAGGCCCGAACTGAAATTCCAGTTCGCTCAAGGACGGAACGTCACCTAAGGCAAGGGATATTTTACGCGAAGCAGTGTAAAGTACACTATTCACGCGCGGCGAGAAATTGAATTCGCCGCGTCCAACAAGCCTAAAGATGGCATTCGTTTGAGCGCATAAATTTTCAGCGGACTGAAACTTCTCCCAAGCATTACCTTCGCGGTCGTGCTTAGTTGGAAGGTCCTCGTACTTTTGGAAAAGCGCGAGAACTTGACGCGCAGCGATAACCTCTAGTACATTGAGGTCAGGTGCTGCGTAGTCAATCTCAATATCCATCAACTCGGTAAAGTCGTTCCGTGCGAGAGCTGATTCAACAGCATCAGACACATAGGCTAGTTTTCCGAGCTCAGGATAAAATTGCCTGGCCAGGTCCGCGAGATGGCTTAACGCCACGTCGGATCGGAACTTCTGGATTAACATTCTCTTCTCCTATAGAAGATGAATGCCGGAATACACCGGCAATTAGGAGGGCATCACGCCTGCGACAAAGAGTTGCGGGCCGGCCTTGTTGTTGCTGGCATAAGCCCCACCGGCCGAAGTATTGGTCAGGAACCCAGTACCAGTGGTACTGGATGCGCCCAACGTGATACCAAGGGCGATTTTGAGGGCATTTGCACGGTCAGCAGCGGTCGAACGCTTCGAGAAAAACATCGTCTCAATGTGCGTCGTGACGTGGGCAACCTTGGGAGGTGCCACGTAGCCATTTGCGTTTCCAGCAGTACCGATCGTCTCCAATACGGGGACCTCAGTCTTTTTGGACGCCCGGAAATCACCGTTCTTCAGCTGCTCGAGCTGAAAAGTGACTCGGATCTGACCTTCCATCGGCAGAGCACTGTTGGTGCCGCGCCAGACGCAAGGGTTGTCAGAAACCGGGATCAAGGTGTGTTCAACCGGGGTGGCTTGGTCGTCGAAGACCAGAAAGTTGGCTTGAGTAGCCATAAGACTCTCCTAGGAGATAAAAGGAAGTACAGTTCTTTTGAGCGACTTAAGTCTTAGCGCAGTTTTTGATGCGCCAGAGCCACGGCGTTCCGAATCCTTTGAGGACTCATCGCGTCTGGTAGAGACTTAAAGACAGGAGTTGGCACTACGAGAGCACCTTCTCCACAGGTCCGACCATGGTCGAACACCCTAAAAGTATGAGCGCCACCCCCGCATGTAGCATAAAATGCCGATACGGGATAGGCCTCACCCTCAAAGGTCTCTTTATGGGTGATCCAGTATTTCCCTTTCAGAAAAGGCACGATATTAAGTGCCGAAAGGTAGTCACCAATTGGTAGGAACCAATCGATGACAAAAGACCAAGGAAGTAGCTCCCACGCAACCGAAGCTGGATCTGTTAGACCTAGCGCACGGGGTTGTGAGAGTGAAAAATCTTCCGAGAGCTCGTACTGGATCTGTTTCGAGTAAGTCCAAGTAGAAGGGCAAGACCAGTTAGGCGGCGACGTTGAACTGTCGAAAACCTTCTTGGCCATTGCTCTAACCGTATAACGCTGAAAACGGGTCTCATTGCGCAAAGCAAAAGCCCGTGTAGCTTCATACGTGTCGGACAGAGTAGGTAACCAGCCATACTGCATGGCAAGCCATGCACCCGAAAGATCGGAATCATCAAGCCTTTTGTTTATTAGCTTGACATCCCGGTGACCGGCAACGCTTCCAAGAGATCGGAATGCGCCGCCCACATCGCCTCTGCGTAAGCGCGACATCGCTGTCGCGATGCTACCAATTGAATTAACGGCCATGTCGACCGTCTGAATTCCAGTAGCTGCAGAAACCGCAAGATTGAACTTGTGCCCTCTGACTTCATCCGCGAGCTTATTCAGCAAGCGAATATCATCATTAGAAGTCCAGGGGTGTAAGACACCCGTCTTGCTGCCGCCCATAACGTAGTACCTCGGTGAGCTACTACATTTAACGCCATTCCAAGTTGCCGAGGGATGGCGAAAGTGGGTTTCGAAATGGAGCGAGTAGTTATTCTCTCGCGCCTTTCCGTCGGCACCATTCCAAGTCTTGTAGACAAGGGATGGGGAGTCGATGTGACCTTTGGTGAAAGAACCGATAGTCACTTTTGATGTTGCACTTGCGGGACCGGATCCTGCTTCACAGCAGAAACAGGTTCGCAAATGACCACTTTCGCAATGAATAATGCAGCGAGAAGATAGGTCATACACGTCTCCGTTGATTTAGAACGTCAACGCGGTGTGCGTTAACACCAGACGAGGCCCTCCATGG